CATCGACCTCGGCATAGACGGCGGGGCGAAAAACTCGTAACCCGTTGAGATTTAGTGAAGATGGCATTTAGTCCTCCTGTGGTTATTTCGGCATTATATCACACATCGACAACGACTCCCCCCTTGATTCCATCGTCACTCTCTTGATCTGCGGTTAAAACGACAATATCAGAGCCGGAATATACCGGAACAGTAAACTCGGAGGCCGGAGGGATAGGAATCGAAACGCGATGGTCTCCTGAGACTGTGAGACGACGCACAAACAAACCAAGCTCTTCCGCTGAGAGTTCCTCCTCGGGTGTCAGCGCATCAGATCCACCGTACTCGACTAGGTGATAGCCTGCGGAATGTAGTGGTCTCCTTGCAATAGCAATCGACGCTCTTGTAAGTACTTGATAGACGCGCACCATGTCGGGAGATTTAGCGAGTATCATGATCTCGACAGTCTCGCGAACGAGGTATGAATCTATCCCGACACCGCTAGCGTTCCGAGAATCGTAATCCCCGATTATTGTTTGAGTGACGTTTTCAGAGAGAGGCGAGACTACGAGCATCGGTGCCTCGTCTACTCCTCTCGAGTTTCTTGTACGAAATGCGGGGAAATGAGTATTTAATTCTGTAAACCAAGCAGATAGAACGCTCTCGTTAACACCGCGGAATAGTGCATTGAAGTCGGCCTCACGTGTCCGGTAATAACCGAACCCCGAAGAGAGTGCGTTGATTATATTGAGATCGAAGATCATTAGAACACCATTGCTACTAGATTCGGGAGTTCGCGGAGTACATCGTCCGCTATTCGACGCGCTCGGATCCCATCACTGACCCATGCTTTTGGGTCTGTATTCGAGTACGACGCAGTCCTCCAAGTCCGATACCCCGCTGTTTGTGTCCTTGGTTTTCCGGACGCTGATTTGCTGTATGTTGAGGCTAGGCGCACCATACCGGCTAAGGGATCACTCACATGATGAGGTTTAAGTTTCGGGACTTGATTAGCTTCGAGACTACCTCCCCAACGTGTGCGCCGGTCTGCGTCTGTTGTCGTCGCTTTGAGTCGTTGCATAGCTTGACGAATACGCGCACCATACTGCGATTTTACTCGTTTTGGATCATGACTAAAAGGGACGTGTAAATACAGTTTGCCCGTTTTCGACCTGCGAATGTTCCGCGTTGAACTGCGGAGTAGATACTGCCTCACGTCGTAAGGGCCGGTTGTGCCGATGCCACCGCTCCCCATGCCCTGCTCCGCCATGTGAGCAATGACAGCAGTCGATGGAGATGCAGGGAGACCACAGACGAACCCGCGCTCTGTAACACTCCGCACTTGAAGTGAACGCAAGTAAGCGGGTCTCGTTGAGTTGAGTTTTGCTCGTGCTCCCGCACTCCACTCCGCAAGGACGAGATCCGCGAGTGTCTGAGACCTGCGGAGCGAGTCCTCTCGTGTGAGTTCTAACGCGCTTATAAGTGCGGTGTAGGTAGCTCGTATTTCCGCCATTTACGCACCCATAAACTCGAGCGTACAACGTACTTGAATCGGGAGTGCAAGGGGAGACTCGGTTGCTGATTTGAATTTGCGGATCGAGTCGCGATGAGTGTGAGGATGATCAGCAACGTAATAACGCGGTCTCGCGAAATATGCAACACTGTAACGAATCCCCTCTGATGGTGCAGTCCCCAATACCTCACCGAGCGAGAAATCGAGAGCCCCTTCATTTGTCACAACGAAATCGACTCCCTCAGTGAGCGAGTAGTTTTCTTGTGAGATACCGTTGACATCTGCATATTGTAATCGTAGCACTCTGACATCTGTCTCACCGGTAAGTAAATCAAGAGTACGCGCTTGGACGGGGTATCGTAATGCCTCGATTGTGTCCGCTGTCCGCGTCTTTGTCTCTCGGTATACTTGAACTGAATTAATTACAGTAAAACGATCACCATACGCCGGTAGATGCTCCGGCAACGTGCTCACACTCATCATTCCCCGCGCATATTCACCATAGATAGCAAATGCTTCTGTAGACGAAGATCCGGCAGTAACGATCGCTCGAATCTGTTGAGCCGAGTGCCAAAAATACCCGCGTCCGTCGCAAAGCGGACAATCAGGACGAGCCTCGCCGGTGGTCTGAGTTGTAGTGTGTATAACTGAGAGCGTGAAATCGCTAGCGGAGCGCGAACAAGGACACTCTGCACACTGCTCCCAAGTCAAATCTACACCTTTAGCAAACACGAGATTGCGGTACTGCTCCATGTCGAAATCGACACGAGGTCGGATCTTATTCGGTACTCGAGAGTTAAACGTCGTCATTAGATAACTCCGAACTGAGTGACACGATACTGAGATCGTAGTCCCGAAAGTAAGAGTTTGTACTGTTTATCTAGGCTCTCCGCTCTCGCTGAATACCCTGAGTACATGGCGGAGGACGTTGTTCCCACACTCACAGATAGCGAATCGACTCCGAGACTCTGCGACGCAATGCCGGCCCCAAGTATCAGATCGCCGGCGACGTGAAGTAATAACAACGTAGCACTCTTTATCGCAATAGCTTGTTTAAGATCTGCCGGTAGTGTGTCAAGTTCCCATGAGATCACGAGATCTTGTTGCGGTGCTGAGTCTACATAGAGCGTAAAACTATCATTACCGCGTTTTTTTGTTTTCACCGTTGCTTGATCTGTACTGATCAAGTATGGCAAGAGGACACGAGAATCAAGTGTTATCGTAGTCTCTGTCTGACCGGATAGGATCGTCGCGCTCCCTGCACGCTCGTCAAAACCGGCTGTATAATCAAACTCAAAATAAGCAGGAATATAATCCCTATTTTCATAGACACCGTACCCTCCCATCAAAGGAACACCGGCTCGAAAAAAGTACGAGCCGAGTGACTCTTCGGACGGGATGAGGTGGATTTGTCCATGCGTGTTCGATGTGCTCGTGATCCACGATGTCGGCACGTCAACGGGCTGAAACGATCCATATCTAATCCTCGCCCCATCAAATGAGACGATTGGACGACGATCGAGGCGGAAAGGCCAATATGAGAAACGACCTTGTCGCTCTGCATCGTGCCTCTCTTGAGTGACCGAAAACGGCTCAATATTGATACCGAGGTCACTCTCGACGTGTTGGATCGCTGATTGTATCGACTGAGTAAACGCTATCTCAGGATAATCGGATCCATCGTCAAGCGTCAAATCGATACCGAGTAACACTGTATCACGGAGAAACTGAGGGGTAATCTGTGAATAAATGCCCATAGTGGACTCCGTGACCGCGTGTTATTTTGGGGTGCTCCGCTTGCGTCGGTTTTTCGCAAGAGTCTCGACTTCCTCAGTGACGCATTCAAAATCGATTACATGAGCCCATTTCGCGATTGCATCCTGAGCATATTGATTCGCTTCAACGACGAGGCCGGTGTCGTCTAAAACAACGACCCCTCGACCGGCCCCAACATCGAGCCGACATGAGCGAAGTGATTTATGTCGCCACTGCATCGATCAAACCACCTTAGACAGTAGTGTCTAACATTCCGGAGGTCTCAGTGACACCGGCATTCTGAAGCACGTACATCTTGCTCGGTACCTTAACAACCGGTGAACCAAAGAGCATAAGTAAGAACGGCTTAGATGTTTCAACTTCGGCGAGAGGACGACGGAAGAAGTCAAGTAGACGCACAAACTCAAGAACACTTGGATCATGTTGTACAAATACGATCTTAGAAGTGTTGGGGATCACTGCGTTAGAATCAGAGATCGGAGTCACGTTTCCACTCACGTTTCTCACTTCATCGATGAGTCGTGCAGTCGCAAAGTCTACACCGAGAGCACTACTTGCTTTCTCTGTACGATAGATCTTATAGAATACTGCGTCGCTTGCGTCGGTGATGGTGAAAGATACGATCTCACCGGCATTCGCTACTTCAATAGTAGAAGTGTTAACAGGAGCAGAGAAACCGCTGTTATTTACAGCTACAACGCGGTACCCATAGAATCCGAGATCAGCTTGAGCGAACTGCGAAGTAGTCCCCGCTACGCTCGGCTGATTTGTGATTGCGGGATTCGCGGGGGCTCCGGTTGTTCCGCTTGCGCTTGCAGGTGCAGAGTAAGCATTGAACAAGAACGGCGCACTCTTCACAGGAACAGGCCCGTAAGGACTCATTATATTGAGTTCTTGGACTCCGTAGGTGAGGCCGTCCGCTTGGCGAAGTGCTGAGAATTGATCATGTCGTCCCCACTGAACTGCGAACTTGATCAGTTCCGCATGGATGCGCGGTTCGACATAAATACAATCAGGACGACCGAAACGAGGTGCGCTCTGAATCTCTGAGAGAACTTCTTGCAAAAGACGAGGAGTCGGAGACTTACCGCGTAGATCGAAAGTGTTCGCGCCACTGTTGTGACTCTCGATTTGATGAATGATACCATCGAACGCAAGAGGGTTTACGCTTTCTTTCGCGTGCCACAGAGAACGCTCAAGTTTTTGCATGAGGCGGAGTGTGCCTCGCTCGGTTTCCATTGCGATCGCGTTAGCGTTGCCACCGATCAGACCGACAAGTCCGGCTACGTCAGTCACTTCGCGACGCTCCGCGAGGTACTTAACACGTACAGTCTTGCGCTCGTACTCAGATCTGTTTGTTACACCACCGGAACCCTCTGCGATGAAGGGTTCGAGATCTAAACCGTGATCGTTGATTACTGCATACTCGTGGAGAGTGTTAGTAACTTGGATTTTTGGGATGCTAGGCCACAACGAAAGCTCTTTCATGGTGTATGTAGCCGATGAAAGAGTGTTTTCAATGCTCTGAGGGACAAGGGGAGATAAGTTCCCCGCGTCTCCTCCGCTAGTGCTTGCGCCTACTTGATAGCCAATATCCGCAGATTTGCGGAGTGCGTTGTTTAACTCAGCTAAATCTGCGACGTTTACGGAAGCGTTTGCCTCGGGAAATG